AATTTTATGATGTTCTTTGTAACTTGCATAATATTCTCCTTATAGTTAACAGTTGAACATTACGCCCTTTTAACTGATGGACTATCAGTCACTTTTGAACCATGTGATATGGTAATATTATTTATAAGATTAATCTCTCCACATCAAAACAAGAAGAAGAGGTACTATTAAAAGACATATTAATCCCATAATCCACAAAGTATAGTGATAACTATAAATATAAAAAGTATTATTGGTGTTACTTCCATAAAACTTTCCTCAAAGCGTCCTCATACTCTTCTTCTGTTTTGTACCATTTTAATACATTTCCAGTACCGAGTTCTGGTATTTGTATCTCAACGAACCAGACCTTAACATCTTGGTCGTATCCGTGATAAACTTCATATTTTTTTATAGGTATTTGACCTATATTTCTGTTTCTCGGCATTTTTCACATTCGCATTTATTACAATCAACATTTACTCTCCCACAATGAGAGTCATATCCACAATTTTTACAAAAGTTACTACTTATCATCACAACTGCACTTTTGTTTATAATCATTGATTGCACTTTTAACAGCATCTTCTGCCAGAACCGAACAGTGTATTTTGACTGGCGGTAATGCAAGTTCCGTTGCAATCTGTGTGTTTTTAATTGATTGTGCTTTGTCAATGTGAACTCCTTTCACCCACTCAGTAACAAGTGAACTAGAAGCTATTGCAGAACCACATCCGAATGTTTTAAATTTTGCGTCTGTTATTATACCTTTGTTATCAACCTCTATTTGAAGTTTCATAACATCACCACACGCAGGCGCCCCTACTAAACCAGTGCCGACATTTTTCTTTGTCTTATCTAATGACCCAACATTTCTTGGGTTCTCATAATGGTCTATTAATTGTTTACTGTATGCCATTTAAAACTCCTACAATAGTGTTATTGTAATACTATTTATGGTTTTCTCTTCTCTGTAATACTGTTTTGACAAGGATAACCTATACTTGTTGTAACAACAACTGTTTCTTTATCACTACATTCATAAAAACACTTTCTTTCTTCTTCTCTTCTACTTCTATCTATCTTCTCATCATATAATCTACAAAATACATAGTATTCTTTTCGTTCCCCATAGTGTCTTGCATTATTACCCTTATATGTTTTACCTTTACCAAATGTTATGTCTGGAAACATAACCATAAGGGCGAACCAAAACATTGCGTGTAACAAAACATAGATAGTTGTTTTAAACACTAAAAGACTCCCCACAACCACACGAGGACTTGGTTAGGGGATTATTAATTTTTAGGAAACTACCCATTATTTCTTGGACATAATCTATTTCACTACCCATTATGTACATCTCTGCAACTTTATCTACTGCAAGTGATACTCCATCTCTGATGTGAAATACTGTGTGTCCTTTATCGGGCTCATCTATGTAATCCCACTTGTAACTAAACCCAGCACAACCACCACCACTTACACCAAAAGATACGAACTTCTTATCGTTCTTTTTTGCAATATTGTATAGGTATTGTTTTGCACTGTCTGTTATTGTAATCATTATTCTTTAAACTTTGGTAATTTAGGTAGTCTTACACCTCTTCTAATTTTACCATCTGCCCTTGCTTTAACATATCTGTATATGTCATTTATATGTGGTGCAACATTAGGATTCATACCAAATGCAGGCATAACATTACCTTCTATCGCTCCGTCTTCAACACCTCTACCATTTGCAATGACACTGAAAAAATCATAATAATCTAAACCATCTTGAAGTGATTGCATTAAGTTTGGTGCCCACGAACCACCCATTGCATCAGGCCCATGACATACATGACACTCTGCATGGTATGACCTCCACCCCTTGTAAGTTGAGAAATCCATCCAACCATACTCTTCTCTAACTAAACTTTTATCTGCTCTACATTCATCTAACTGTTCATCAGTTGCCATATCTACTGGTATCTCTTTACAATAAATCTGAATGAGATTTAATGGTTTATTAGTAGAGGGGTCTATTCTATCACCTTTACCATATGCCATATAATATGTTGGGTTATCTTCGTCATCAAGTGGTGGTGGAACTGCACTTGGTCTTTCTACACTATATACACTTGTAGAAAATAATACTATCATTAAAAAAATTAAATATCTCATATTTTCCTCGCATTATTGTTAAATATTAATTAATTTCAAATCAATTAAAATTTCTATGAAATGTAAAAATATCTCAAATATTAATAGTAATAATATAACTTTTATTATTGGTGCATAGTAAGTAAGTTTCACTCATAATACTCCATTGTTACACCATTTTTGGTTTTGGTAATCTTTTTCGCAGTACCATCACCTATTGGTTCTTCTTTGACTAGAATTTTGTTCTTGGTGTTCTTCTTAAAATTTCTAAGTCTTTCTCTTCTTTTTTGATTATTATAATCATTAATACTTATATTTGCAGCAACTACTAAAAGAACTGCAAGAGGGTCAAATACAAACACTAAAATTAAAATAACCCATCTTACTGCATTTTCTAAAAATGTAAGTGCATCATCACCATATATTAATGCAGAGATATATTTCAAAGGCCCTACCTCAACTTCAAAATTCTTTATCTCTAGTTCATATTCTGACTTCTCATCTAAATATTGATCTATCTTTTCTTGTGATTTGTTAACCATATTGGTTAGTTTTGTTCGTTCTTCTTCTTGACTTTCTCTTCTATCTAAACCTTTAGATACTGCACCTAGTTCCACATATCTTTCTAGTGCCTTATCTAGGTTAACTAATTGTCTTTCTGCTCTGTCTATTGTCTTTTGTTCTGATGCGATTCTACTATTAACTCTATCAAGTTTTACAGTTATTTGAGAAGTATTTGTACCAGCATCTATATGTGATTTGGATAAGTAACCGAATATACCCATAGATGTTATAAACATAAGTATTACAACTGCACTTGTCAAGTAATATTTTAGAACTTTAGGAACAGTTTTCCAATTTTGATATAACCAAGATGCAGTAACAAGTTTTCCTATTTCAAGAACTACACCCATTACTGCAATGGAAAATGCGGCCGCAGAAAATATCGCCATAAGTCCTACGATACTATAATAAGCTGCAACTGCACTAATAGATAGTGCAATGAAAAGAGTAATTACTGCAAGGAACATTTTGTAAGTTTTTCCAGATTTTTTTCACAACGAGTTCTAGTTACATACCAGAACGCTTTGAAATCTAAGTCTTTACAACTTTCTAATGCGATGTCGCAGTTTCGTATTAGTCTTTGATATCTTATTCTAATTTTTTGAAGATGGGTCATTTTCACAAACTTGTTTAAATAAGATGTAAGGTTTACCAACTGGTGGTGTCAATGGTATAGACTTTGCATTTGGGTCAAGTGATTGTTTACCAACATATTCCCATTCGCAAGGGCCGTACATTTTTTCCATCTTTTTTTTATGTGCAAAAAATTCTGCTTCATCAATTACAAATATTGATGAAATGATTGAAATTAGTATGCTAATTACTGATAATATTTCCATTTTAATATCCTATGGTATTATTGTTAACAAGAGGTTTACCCTCTCTATAGTCATTTTTAAAATAATCTATCATCTGTTCTAAAACAAATTGTTGGTCTTCACTTCCATACTTAACAGTATCTTCGTGAATAGATTCTAACCAACTTAGAACTCCTTTATAACTAAGGTGTCCTACATTTTTTTTCATTTGTATCATAATATATATTCCTCCTTAACGGATTCGTTTTGAAATTTGTAATCATATTTGTAATTCTTTTTGTCAATAAATTCTGACTCGATACACTCTATCATTACATCTACTCTATTTCCAAAAAAACTTATACCTATCTCATTCATTTCTTCTAATTCACTCTGACAATCAGAAAGAGAATCTTGTTGTATTTCAAGATGTATTTCTTGATGTTCACCACTAATAAAATTAAATAATACTGTAATGAGTAGGGTAAATTCTTTCATCAGATACAACTACCCTCTGGATATTCACCATTTTCTTCTGGTGGTTTACCATGTTTTAGAAAGTAATCTCGTGCCTTTCTAATGTTTGCACCATGATGATTAGACATTTCACACCACTTTTTAATATAATTGTTTTCTGGGTCAAGTCGAAGAACCTCTGCAACTAATGTTTCTTGGATTCTCCAATCCCACGCTTGTTTTGTACTTTGCATTTTTACCTCATAATAAAATTAATATAGACATTGTATCATATAAGATACTATTTGTCAACTACCATACCACCTTTTATTTTGCAACCCTCTCTAGGGCCTGCAACTATTCTTCTAGTCAATGGTATCTCTTCGTACTCACCTATAAAATCGCCTGCAAAGATACCACTCTCTAGATAGTTATTCAACCACCTAATATATCCTCGTGCATTAAGAGCTTTGGCTCTTTCTTGATTCTTTATTTTAGTATCTACTCCATGTCTTCTTGATGCCTTTTCAGAAGTTGATGCGATATCTTTTTGTGTCTTAATCCATTGTCTAACTTTTTTCATAGACATAAAACCATCGTCTGGTATTGCAAGTACCCTCGGTGAGATGTTTTTATATTGTGGTGGATTTTCTTTTAGTCTTTTTTCTCTTGCAAGTGCAAGTCTTTTTATTGCAGCCTGTCGTTGTTCTTCAGACATTTTTCTTTTTGTCATTTTACCTCTCAGTATAAATTATTATTGATTATAGTATAACACAGATTTATGTTATGTCAAGACTGTGTAATTTTTTTGAGTTTTAATTGATTGTCTATCCATTGTTTTGCAATGTAATTACTGACCTTTTTGTTTGCAAGTTTTGTAATAGTTTTATATACTCTTCTAAACACATTTTCTTTTGGGTTATTATTATCAACAACGATAAAATTTTTCATACCAAATAACCTTTGAAATTTACCTATGTTTGATTGCACATTATTCCAATTTACTTTAACAATATCTAATGGTAATTTTCTATCTCTTTTATTGTTTCTTTCTATTGCAGTGTCTAATGAAGTATTAACAAATATCATATAGGTATCATATCCTAATTGTTGTAACATTTTTTTTTGTATTTCTATTTTACCATATTCTGCACCAGTACCATCTATAATCAAACCAAGTCTACCAGCGACAAAATTCTTCTGCATTTTCGCAGTAACTTCTTTAGCTCTTTTTCTTATTTTATCTCTCTCAAATGTTTTCTCTGGACTCATATCTCTGAAGTCTAAATCAAAATCTGCATCTTTTAATAGTTTTTCAAATGCAGTATCAGAGTTTACAACTTTCATACCAAGCCCACCAGTGGTTTTTCTTACTACAAAAGACTTACCACTACCAGGCCCGCCTGCAAGAAAAAATGCTTTGAATATGTTAGGGTCGTATACCCCTTCAATTAATTGCGAATAGTTTTTCATCTTTGGTCGCCGTCTGCGTTAAAATCTCTTTTGTTCTTTCTTGTTTTTGAAAATTATATTGTCTTACTTTACGAGAATTTTTATTACGCATTTTGTTTTCCTTTATATTTATGTTTTCAATATACATTATATAAACCTTGTTTTTCCAGTGCCTTTAGGTGTCACTGGTAATCCGTTAGGATAACCTTGTCCCACACTATCTTTTACTACTTCCATACCGATTCTATGTTTTGCATCACCAGCAAACGAAAAGAAATGTCTTAATTTTGTTATAAAATAATTACCAGATAATTTTTCATCATAAAATTCGCCTGAATTTTTTTGATTTTTAGGAAATGATAAAGTAACAATATCACCTACCTCTAGTCCAGTATTACCTACTATTTCTAAAAAATGTGCAAGTCCGTTATTTAACATAGAAAATTTATGAAATCTATTTAATGTATTTTCTTCTGGATTTACTTTAGATATTGGTTTGTTGTAATTTGGATACACAGTATTGGGTGAGATAAAACTAGTTCTATCTGTTGACTGAACAGTCAGAAGTGCATCATTAAAATCTGATATTTTATTTTCGTCTTCGTTTAATATACTATCAAGTGGAAACAATGGGTGTCCTTTTCCTCCACTGAGATTTTCTACATCAACATTTTTATTAAATTCATTTTTGTATGAAAATGTTTTCACACTATATGATTTGTTATGTATATCATGAATTATTGATTTAGATGCATATAATCCAGTTTTTGTACTATTTAATATGTCATTATTACTTATCATTCTGTTTTCTTCAACTAAATTTAAATTTTGTTCTTGTGGATTAACATTTTTCTTTTGGTAATCTGCACCTTGACCAACATTCAGAGAAAAAACAGAACCAACAGAAAACAACTTTTCTAATGATAAAAATTTATATCCTCTAGTTGTTTCAAAAAACAAAAATGATGATGAATTTTTATCAGTTGCAGCTTTTTGTGAAATCATATCGATTGCATCAAATGGGTGCATATTGGGTATTAATACTGCACCACCACCAGTATCTTCCTCAGTTATAAAATCTTTTTTAGAATCTAAATAATTTTTATCTCTAAATATTTTCTCTACTATTTCATGAAAATTACCCCTATAACTTTGAGAAACTCTTCTTCTTACATTATTGAATATTTCTTGAGTTGTTAATTTTAGTGAAACAAAACTACCTTGTTGTGCATCAATCTTTTGAGAAATTTTATAAACAACAAAAGTGTGTTTTGTAAAGTTTATTTGACCATCACCAGTTCTATCTGGTGTTCCTATTTTCAGTCTGACATACTCATTTCCAACTATTGGATAAAAAGAAACTGCATCTTTATCATCAAAAAATGTTATGTCAGCAGATAAACTATGAGATTGTAGTTCTTCGTATATATTAACTTCAGTAATAACTTGAGTTAAATCGACTTCTGGGCCTGTGTGAGTGATTAATTTACATTCAGATAATTTAAACGCACCAGCATATTGTAATCCATCTTGACCAATCATACTATATCAGTTCCTTCAGTAACTAAATCCTCAAACTCTCTCACAAATTGATTTAAAAATTCTGTCTTTAATAATCTTATTTGACTATAGATTAATTGTTGTGCTTCTTCAAATTGTCTATTGGATATATTAGATGCAGTAGGGTGTCCAGTATCATCAGTACCTATATTAATAGTGGTCGTAGTGTCACCAGAAACTTGTGGTATTTCATAATGATGTAATCCATCTGGATTATCATATTTGTCTATAACAAATTTTTCAAACTGTGGAACTGTCATAGGCCATTGATGAAATCTGTCTACAATATCATTCACTAATAGTATGACCCAATGTAAAGTTGCATCACCATAATATTTAAATGCAATATCCTCTGGTTTTTCACCTTGATTAACTTGATAGTAGTCAAAAAGTTGTGTGTTTGTTTTTGCAACAGAGTGTAGTTTTACTCTTTTTAAAATATGTGTAAATAATTTAAGATTATTGTCACCCTTTATGTCATAATTAATTTTAGGAAATTTAGAAAAGTATGTCATTAGAATCCCTGACTTGCTCTAGTTTTTGTAATAAGTTCAAGTTCTTTGAATGAAAGTGATATTTCAGATTCAACTGGTGGTGTGTTATTAGTTTCATCTGCAACATGAGCTGAGTATCTTCCACCACCATATTTAACATTAAAGTTTTGTAATACACAAGTTGATACTTTATTCAAATATGTATTGTGTTCACCAGCACCTACCCAATGATACTCTATATCAAATGTATCTGGTGTAACGAAATCTCTTGATGTGCCTGTATCACCAACTAGTTCTGGTAACATATGAAATTTAAAAGTGTTTATAATTTCTCTTATTGTTTTTGCTTCCTCTAAACTTTTTGGTAAAAATTTAAAATTATAATTAAACTCTCTTTTAGATACTCCACTAAAAATTAATTCCATTCTGTCCATAGTAACTTTACCAGCCCTTGCAAATTCAATCGCTTTCGTACCACCAGCAATCGCATCCATTGAAGTTCTTGCAGCCTCAGTTCCTGCCTCTGTTACACCTTCACCAATCGCTTTACCTTTTTGGTCTCGTGGTGCATCAATTACTTGTGTTAGCGCTTTACCAACAACTGATATATCTTTGTCTTCGTATTGCGATGCATATGTAACCTCAACAGTTGAAGGCATATACAATGCGATTAATTGATTTGTTCTAGTTGTAGGTGCCCTTTGGAATGTGAATACTTCACCATCACTAGTTGCATTATTATTTAATTGACTAGACGATTGTTCTCCGTTTTCAAATGACGCAACTTTTTTACCACCTCTTTTTACATCACCATGATATTTTAATGTGCCTGCATCTTGTGTATTTACATAGAATAGTATGAAATGTCCTTGATTGGGTGAACCACCTATGTCAAGTGGGTATTGTAAAACTTGTTTATCTGCATTGTTTTGTGCGACACTACTTGGACTTTTGAATGGGTCTTTAAGAGAGTCTGTGGGTAAACCTTGTCTACCTCCTAATACTGAACCTAATTTATTCCTCAATCCTTCAGAAAAAAACTTCGCTGTAAATGCCATATAAATATCCTTATGAGTTATACTGGTCGTTATGTTCCCACAAATCCAAAAAAGTATAAGGGGAATCCTACTACTATTTATTATCGCAGTTTATGGGAACGAAAATTTATGGTATATTGTGATAAAAATCCTAGAATCCTTGAATGGGGTTCAGAGGAAATTATCATACCTTATCTATTACCCACAGATGGTAAAGTGCATAGATATTTTCCAGATTTCTATATCAAAGTCAAAAGAAGTGATAATAAGATTCGTAAGATGATTATTGAAGTCAAACCAGAAAAATACACAAAACCACCTAAAAAACCTAAGAGAGAAACCAAATCTTTTATCAAAGATGTGTATGAGTGGGGTAGAAATCAGGCAAAATGGAAACACGCAAGGGAATACTGTAGAGATAGAAATATGGACTTTCTTATTTTGACTGAAAAACATCTCATGCCTCAATATAAATAATATTGATGAGTATATTTGACGAAATAAGAAATCTTAAATCTACTGGAACAGAACCATTTCAGTGGTATCGTAATCGTATTCGTGAGTTAGGAACACCAACTCAGAGAGAATTATTGCGTGATGGTAGACTGGCTGGTAGATTTCATGTGGGTCGTTTAAATATGTTCGTGTATGACCCTAAATATAAGAATAAACTACCATACTATGATGTTTTTCCTTTAGTATTACCCATTGAACGATATGATAATGGTTTTTTAGGTATCAACTTTCATTATCTACCATATGCTCTTCGTGCAAGATTATTAGATAGATTAGAAAAGTTTACTAGAGGTTCTAAAGATGATGCAAGAATACTTGCAAGTTATAGTGGATTGAAAAATGTTGGATTAGTAAAACCAACATTGAAAAGATATTTAAATACAAAAGTTAGAAGTAGATTTAGAAGAATAGATAGTGAGGACTTTTTAACTGCGTTGATGTTACCAGTGCAAAGATTTAGAAAATCAAATGTTAATAAAGTCTGGTCAGATAGTAGGAAAATGATCTAATGGTATTTTCAATAAACGAATTTAAAAGTGCATTATATGGACAAGAACAAGCGATGCAGAATCGTTTTGAAATGTTGATATTGTGTCCTAAAGTATTTAATAATGAAAACGCAAGATATGTTTCTATGCGTTGTGACTCTTTTCAATTTCCAGGCAGAACAATATTATCATCACCAGATGAAAACATATATGGGCCTGCAAGAGAGATACCACAAAATTTAGTACAGTTTGAAACAGTAGCAGCAACATTTTATTGTAATGTCGATATGTCAGAAAAAATATTCTTTGAAGAATGGCAAAAAAAGATATATGAACCTGGCACTTATAATATGGAATACTACAATGATTTTGTTGGTGAAATTATAATCAAACAATTATCAAAAGGTAGAAGTGCATCTTTACCAGGCAATGTTGTTACATTTTCTGGTGCAAAAGAAAAAGAGGCGAGTTATGGTTGTAAATTATTTGAAGTATTTCCTAAAGCGATAGGCCCTCAAGACTTATCGTTAGGTAATGCAGAACTACAAAAAATCACAGTAACATTTGCATTTAGATACTGGGAAAGATTAGGTGCAGAACCATCTAACAATTTAGAAGATTATGTGAAACCTAGTTTAACTGGAAAATATAATATAGTCAGTCCAAAAGGTATTATAACTGATATTTTAGGAAAGGCTGGTGCGAAACCATCTGTTATTGCTGGAACAAGGGCAGTTACAGATTTCATAACAGGCGAATAGGAGTAAATTATGTCTTTACCAAAACTTAATACACCAACTTATGAATTGAAATTATCATCAATAGAAGAACCAGTAAAGTATAGACCCTTTCTGGTCAAAGAAGAAAAATTAATGATGATTGCATCAGAGACTGGTGATGAGAAAAATATCATCAATTCTGTTGTCGAAACAGTAGGTGCGTGTACTTTTAACAAATTAGATTTAGATAAAATACCAATGTACGATATAGAATTATTATTTCTTAATATCCGTGCAAAATCAGTTGGAGAAGTAATCAAAGTAAATGTGACTTGTCCAGATGATATGAAAACAACTGTCGAAAAAGAAATAAATATCAATGATGTCAAAGTCATAAGAAATGATAATCATAAAGATGTTGTGAAAATAAATGATACTGTAAAACTAGTTTTAAAACATCCAACATTGTCAATTACTAAATTAGTTAAAAAAGGTGATGCAGAAGATGTATTTAAAATACTACCTAGTTGCATAAAAACAGTTTATGATGGTGAAAAAATGATTGAAGATTTTACACATCAAGAGGCTGAAGACTTTATTAATAATTTAAGTTCTGAACAATTTAAAAGTTTGCAAGAATTTTTTGAAACAATGCCTAAATTAAAACATGATGTTGAAGTAGAAAACCCAAATACTAAAGTAAAATCTACTGTATCATTGGAGGGTATGCAAAGTTTTTTTTAGTTTCTCTTTCTCATAATAATTTAGAAAACTATTATAAAACTAATTTTGCTATGATGCAACATCACAAATA